TGATTTTTGGAATGATGTAAAAGATAAGTGTTTAAATGGATTTACTAATTCAGTTGGTATAACAATTACCGGTCAACATTTCTTTTATTTGAATTTCTGCCCAATATTAGGTGAAAAAAATGGTCGTAAATCTAAAATTTTTCCAAAGTTTGTAGATTTAGATTATGAGTATTTTCACATGGTACAATACTGTAAAGAAAATCAAAAGTCTTTAGTTGCTGTAAAAGGTCGTCGTCAAGGATGGTCTTATAAAGCTGCAGCAATATGTACTCATGAGTTTTACTTTTACCCAGATAGTAAAGCTGTAATTGGAGCATTCTTTAGTTCATTTAGTTTGAATACAATGATGATGGTTATTGATAATTCAAACTTTATAAATACTTATACTGAATTTAGAAAACAACGTAATCCTGATTTAAAAGATTTTATTAAAGCTAGATACCAAGCAGATGTTGGTGGAGTTAAAGTTTGGAAAGGTTATAATTCTGAAGTTAGAGCAATATCTTTTAAAGATAATCCTACAGCCGCTGTAGGTTTAAGTGCTTCTTGGTTAGTATTAGATGAGGCCGGTGTATTTAATAATATTACAGATACTTATAATTATACAGAACCTTTGATTAAAGATGGTTCTACTTACACAGGTGTAGCATTAGTATTTGGATCTTCTGGTGATATGGATTCCGGAAGTAAATATTTCTATGAGATGTTTACTAATCCAGGTAAATACAATATGTTAGAGTTTGAGGATCCATTTAATCCGGGTCAAACTATTGGATTTTTTAGTTCTGCTGCTAAAGGTAGATGGGGTTTATGTTTAAATCCTAAATCAGAATATTATAAAAAACCTATGGTTGATGAAAATGGTAATTCTAATTTACAAGCAGCTATAGATGATATTGAGTTTTTAAGAGAAAAAGCAAGAAAAGGTTTAGATCCTAAAGCTATCCATGGTGTTACTACACAGTTCCCATTAAGTTGGAAAGAAGCTTTCCTAAGAAATAAAGGTAATGTTTTTGGTTCTCCGGAAATGTTAGACTGGTTAGGTCAATTAGAAAATGTACCTTCATTAAGAGGTCAAGCTCAAAAAGGTGAATTATATTTTGGTGAAGAAAATAAAATACAATGGAAACCTAATGATGAGTTAGTTTACATTACAGATTTCCCTTTAAGGAAAGACCCTAAAGCTGGAGAAAACTTTACTACAAATGGATGTGTTGCTATATGGGAACACCCTGAAAAAGATCCTAATGGATATATTCCTGATTATTTATACATAATAGGAATTGACCCTTATGATCAAGATAAGTCTGAATCAGGATCATTAGGTTCTGCTGTAGTATATAAAAGGTTTTACCGGTCAGACAGAACTCACGATATTATAGTAGCTGAATATACTTCAAGACCGGATACTGCTGAACAATTTTATGAGATCTGTAGAAAACTATGTATTTATTATAATGCTAAAGCTTTATATGAAAATCAATTAAAAGGTTTAAAAGTATATTTTGAACAAAAGAACAGTCTTCACTATTTATGTGAACAACCTAATATTATTAAAGATATTGTTAGAAATTCTAATGTGCAAAGAGGTTATGGTATTCATATGAATAGAGGTACTAATGGTGCATCAGGTATTAAAGATCAATGTGAATTATATCTTAAAAAATGGTTATATGAAGAAATTGAAGATTTAGATGGTAAAAAGATATTAAGATTTCACACCATTAAATCAATTGCATTATTAAAAGAGTTAATTGCTTATGATAGGGAAATAAATACTGATAGGGTAATAGCATTAATGTTATGCATACTCCAAACACACGAATTACATAGAATACATGTGGAAGAGCTATTAGATACAAATTCTAATATTGGAAATTATTTGGAAAAAATTTACCAAAAAAACCTTATATTTAATAGAAAAGTTTCACAAATTAATCCAAGTACAAACTAATGAGTCACGATATATATTCCAATTTAGGTGGACAAAACTTACCTCAACAAAAGTTACCTATGTCTAAAAAAGACAAAGAATGGGGTAAGTCTTGCATAAACTATTATTCTAATTATCGTTATACAAATGGTAGTAATTTACGTTCTGATAGATTTAGAAAGTTAATTAACTATGATTTATATAATGGTAAAGTCAATCATAAAGACATTGAAGCTATTTGTGATCCTTTAGGTGCAAATACAGCAAGTACATTTTCAGCCAGATTTCAACATTATGATATTATATCTGAACCAATTAGATTGCTTATTGGTGAAGAAACTAAAAGACCAGATAATCATATAGTTATATCTGAATCTCCAGAAGATATTAATCGTAAATCTCAGTTAGTAAAAGATAAGATATTTAATGCTTTACAACAAGCATTAGCTCAAGAAATAGATCCTAGTCAAGTAGATCCTGAGAATCCTCCTCCAACTCCTGAAGAAATTATTAAACATGAAAAATATACACCTTCAGATATAATTGAATCTAAAGCTAATAAAATATTAAAAGTTCTTAAAAAGAAACTAAATACTAAGTTATTATTTTCTCAAGGTTGGAAAGATGCATTAATTGCTGGTGAAGAAATTTATTGGGTAGGTATTGAAAATAATGAGGTAGCTATGCGTAGAGTTAACCCTGTTAACTTAACAGTAATTCTTGATGGTGATACTACGTTTATAGATGATGCTATCGCTGTTGTTGAAGAAAGAATGTTAGCTATTAATACTATATTAGATGAATATGGAGATAGTCTATCTCAAGCTGATGTAGATAAATTAGAAAACTACACTAGAGGAACATTTGGTAGTTTTAATACTGCCGGTGGATTTGAACCTCAATTTGAGGTAATAAATAATCAAAATGCATTTGCAGGAGTTACTCCAACAAACGCTTTTAATGGAAATAATACTAATAACTATTCAATAAGAGTTACTCGTGTTGAATGGAAATCAATGAAAAAAGTTGGTGAATTAACTTGGACTGATGAGGAAGGTATTCCACAAACTGAAGTTATAGATGAATTTTTTAAATTAAGTATATTTAAAGAAGTTTATCCAGATGCTAAAGTTGTATGGTATTGGATTAATGAAGCTTGGGAAGGTGTTAAAATTGGACAAGATATTTATACTGATATTAAACCTAAAGATAACCAAAGAAGAAGATTAGATAATCCTTATTTCTGTAGATTAGGATATACAGGTTTTATTTATGAGGCTACAAACTCTCAATCTGTTTCAGTAATTGATAGATTAAAACCTTATCAGTATTTATATGATATTATTTCATATAGATTAGAAATTGCTTTTGCTTCTGATCAGGGTAAAAAATTCTTAATGGATTTAGCACAAATACCTGCAAGTCATGGTATTGATATTGATAGATGGTTATACTATTTAAAAGAAATGAATATTGCTTTTGTTAATAGTTTTGAAGAGGGTAAAAAAGGTGCTGCTACAGGACAATTAGCTAGAGGATTTAATCAGTTTAGTTCTATTGACTTAAGTTTAAGTCAGTCTATCCAACAATATATTAACATGTTGGATTATATAAAACAACAAGTTTATTTTGTATCAGGTGTAACTCCACAAAGATTAGGTGCTATTAACTCAAGTGAATTAGTAGGTAATGTTGAAAGATCTGTAAATCAATCAGCTTTAATTACTGAATATTTATATGAAGCTCATAATGAAGTTAAGCGTAGAGCTTATACTGCTATGATTGAAGTAGGTAAACTTGCTTATAAAAAAGGATTACAAGCTCAATATGTTTTAGATGACATGGGTATTGAGTTATTACAATTAGAAGAAAATGAATTTGAAAATTCAGAATTTAATGTATTTGTAACTAATAATTCTAAAGATCTTGAGTTAAAAGGTAAATTAGATCAATTAGTTCAAGTAGCATTACAGTCTGAAAAAGTAGATTTATCTGCAATAGTTGAAACATTAGTTAATGACTCTCCTAGAGATATTATCAGATTATTACAACGTAAAGAAGAAGAGTTTTATAAACGTCAAGCTGATGCTCAAAAAGCTCAACAAGGACAT